AACGTGGCTATGTCCCTGCCGCGGGCCCTCACAGTGGAGCGGCGGCCGCAGCACGGCAACCGTTGGCGGGGCAGGCAGCGCCGGCTGGACGTGGACGCTGCGCGGGCGGCTAGATCGATCTCACGTCAGGAAGTGACGCAGGCCCTGAATAGCGTCGGTGTAGTGACACCGCCAGGTAGTAGGGCATAGACGCACACGACCGGTGCGCGATTTATCGCCAGGGCGACGCCATCAGCGGGCATCATGTAAATCGGCACAAAGACTAAATCCGGGTCTTGGCGCCGATGCCAAATTTATAATCATGACAGCAGCAAGTTGAGAGGGGCCTGCTACAGGGGCTCGTAAACAAAGCAGTCGATCAATGCTGCACGCATGCGCCAGATAGAGGCCTCCCAATCAGACGCCGGCTCGGGAGAATTGTACCACGGCTGATTTGCTACCCACTGGAGTAGCTTTCGGTAATTATCTATGCGAGCTAGCGAGCTTGGTGTTTCAGGAAGGCCAGTCAGAGCACCGAGGTAGGGAGCAGATCCTGCATTGACTGAAACGGCGACGTCAGGTCTTGCGCATGCCATTAGCCTCGTGGCCACACCCTGAGAAATCCCGCTCTCTTTCACCATTGTCGTCAAACACTCGCATGCTGCGTTGATGGCCTCGGCAGTGCCTTGAGCTGCGAGAAGCGGCGTTAACGCGTCTCGCAGCCGAGACAGCACTTCCCGATTGATCTTTGTATTACCCCGAAAAATCTGCTTTGCAGCGCCAGCGCCACGCATCGAACCCAGCAATCCCCAAGTTCCGTCATCTTCAGCCATTCCGAGAAGTGCCCAACGCTCCCGGTCTGCAAAATCTACCCATGAGCTGCGGCGGGCAATCAGCTCCACGGTTTTGATGGTGTGCATCCAGCTAAATGTCTCGCCAAGGACAGAATAGTGGCCGCCCTTCTCGCTACGCTTTCGCCAAAATCTATCAGCATGATTTAAAGCTTCAAGATACTCAGCCCAGTTCGACGGGAAACCATTTTTTAGAGTGGGACGATCAATGGGTCGTTTATACGTCTCTTTAGGCAAACCTCCTCCGCTCAGCTGTGGATCGAACGGCGGCCGTGTCCAGGTTTTTTCATACTGCGCGATCGTAGTTTCGGAATCTGCCGAAAGTCCGTCCCAAAGGTTGTCAAACCAAGCGGATACCGCATCTGCTGGACTCACTTCCCAAACTACCTCAACGTTGCGAATAAACCCGCCATCAGTCAGATTGGCGCTTCCAATCCAGGCAGTGGAGCTATCTGCCCGATGGAACAAGAAAACCTTAGGGTGAAATATCCCGCCTGGGGCCATACGGCTATTAACGCCTTCAGCGATGCGCAGCAGACCAAGCTCGTGTAGGCTTCGGAGCGCCAGAGGCTCCGTGAAATTGCCAGATAGCCCTACCACCGCTCGGACCCGCACGCCGCGTTGAGCTGCCGACTGAATCGCGCTCAAGGCGTCCGAGGTTCGTGCCCATGCGACAGCCACATCAACCGCCTGAGCGCTCGCAAGCTGCTCTCGGAGTGCCCCAACAAGCTGTCCCGCGTCGAGAACCCGCATGCTTCGTATTCCCAAATGTCAGGTCCATCATGTGCCCGCCGATGAGCGGCGGCAATCCCGCCGGATTTATGTCGCCTGAACCTTCCTTACCTGCGCCACCTTGGACGCGAGCTCAAACTCCACATAAAACGTCCCATAATTACCTTTTCCTGCTCACCGCCGATCAACGGTCGGTGGTCGATGTTGAACATGCGTCGCCCCGCCACGTCTTTCTTTGGGCAGGCTAAGCGAGCAGTGCCGGATGGCGGGACGAACGACAGGCGCGACGCAGGTGCGTCACCTTAGGCGCTTTGTCAGCAAAGACGATCCGTTCCGGCTCGACCCACGGAAGCTGCAATCGATCTGCAGCCCCTGCCATGTGCGGCAGAGGGCCCGGCAGGCAACTGGCAGAAGCTAGGCACCCGGCGTGCCTCGCCTTGCAGTGCTGGCGTACGATGCTTGTGGAAGCTTTCGCTCAGCCGATCATTGCCCGCGCGTTGAAGGCTGGAACCGCCACGGGATTGCGGCCCAGTAAATCCACCGCGTTGAACAGAGCCATCAGCGGATCGATTTTCGCGGTGCCGCTGGCTTGCTTGGTGATCAGGATCGAGTTGGCGCGCTGCTCGACTTTTGCATTGCCGACGCACCATGTCATTAGCGGCCGGCCGCCGTGCATCAGCGTGCCCTCCGCCAGCTTCCGCTCTGCTGTTTTGATGGCGCCGCCGAGCCGCCAACCCTGAGTGACACCGACCACCTGGTCGCCGGTCAAGCCGGCTGTGGAGAGTGCATCGATGATGGCACCAATCCCTGCGGGATCGAGACCGACCGCTTCCTTGTCCGGCAGCAGGTGCGCCTCGTTCAGCCGCCTCGCGATATCGGCCACCTCGGCAATATCGTCGCCAAGGCGCTCAACCAGCACCAGGTCGCCCTGCTCGGCGAAGTCGCCAAGCCGCGCCGCCTCGCTCTTTCGCCGCTGCAGCGCCACCGGGTGCGCCCAGGCACGGCCCCAATGCAGCCAGCGGCGCGTCGCTTTACATCGGCCCAGCACGGCGAGGCCAAGCAGGTCGTCCAGGCCACCGCCGTCGATGCCGATGGTGCAAACCTCGGATCGCGCCAGCACCGCGTCCAACGTTAGCGCTGGTTCCGCCTGCTGCTGCCAGTAGTCCGCGCCGACCCAGCTGTTGGAGCGCAAACTCAGGCCAATCTCCACGTTCAGATGCTGCGAGGCCCAGCGCCGCAGCTCGCCCTCGCCAGCCTCCACCGCTGCGTGATAGTCCGGCACCAGCCGCTCAACGGTGATGGAGCGGCCGGCGTTCGGCGTGACCATGTGCCAGTTGGCCGGCTCCCGCCAATCGACCCCGTCGGGGAACTCGTAGAGCACCGGCAGGATCGGCGCGACCAGCGTTCCGTCGCGGACCTTTCGTGCCTTCATCAGCTCGGCCCGGAACACGCCCGCGGGCGCCCGCTCACCCTGGGTCGTGATCACCACCAGGAAGCCCTCCGGCTGCGAGATCAACCCGCCGCGCAACTGGCCGATGACGCGATCCGCGTCGGGCGCCTCGGCGATGACGTGCAACTCGTCCAGCAGCACCCCGGACGGCTTGGTGCCGGTGACGATCTTCGGGTCGAAGGACTTCACCTTCAGGAAGGCCCCGGTGGGGCGGTAGGTGATGCGCTTGAGGTGTTCCTGGATGTGGAACTTGGCGGCCAGGACCACGTCGCCCTCGATCATGCCGACCGCCTGGCGGAACGCGAGGTCAGAGACCTCCTGGGTCGGCGCAACGATCAGGAACTCGGCCCGAGGACGCTTGTTCATCAGCACCGCCGTGAGCATGAGCGCGGCGCCGGTAGTGGTCTTGGCGTTCTTCTTGGGCACCAGCGCGAAGATCTCGCGAATGTGCCGTTCGTGGCCGTCCCAGGAGCCGAACAGCGCGCCGACAATATCGCGCTGCCAAGTGCCCGCCGCCGTGGCGAGCGCCGGTCGGCCTGCCACATCGGGCAGCCGGAGCTGGTTAAAGATAGCCACAGCGCGGTCCGCCTCGGCCTGGATCAGCGGCAGCTTGGGGATCAGCGAGCGGCCATGGGCAATGCGGTCGGCCCAGTCGGGGCAGGCGAGGTTCCAGGCCATGGGCTATTGCAGCAGTGCCTCCCAGGTGGTGCCGCGCTCAGCCATTTCGGAATCCCGCTCGCGCTCCTCCTTCTTACCGATCTCGGTGGTGGCGGTGGGCTCGCGCCAGCCGGCACGCACCTTGAGCCAGAAGATGGCGGCGGTGACGCCGGCGCTGCCCTTTTCGGAAACGGCGCGCTGGAACAAGCTCTGCGCCACCTTGGCGTTGGCCTCCATCGCCCCGGTCTGCAACTCCACCCAGAAGTGCTTGCGCAGCGTCTTGGCGTCGATGGTCAGGACAGTGGCGATGTCGTCCTGCGGCACACCGTAGCCGGCCATCGCCTTGACCTGGCGGCGCTGCTCGTCGGTGGCGGCGAAGGCAGGGCGTCCCCTCATGCGGCGTCTCCAATGCGGTCTGCCGACATCTCCGCAAAGCTGCGACCGTCGGCGTGATGCGTGGCTTGCTTGCCGGTGAAGGCCTGCCACCGCTGGATGGCGACATCGATGTAGACCGGAGAGAGCTCGACGGCGTGGCAGGCGCGGCCCGCCATCTCGGCGGCGATCAGGGTGGTGCCGGAGCCACTGAACGGCTCATACACCGCCTGGCCCGGGCAAGAGTTGTTCTCGATCGGCCGGCGCATGCAGGCCACCGGCTTTTGCGTGCTGTGGGTAGTCGCAGCGTCCTGGTCGCGGGACGGGATCGACCACATCGTCGTCTGCTTGCGATCACC